TATTCCAACCCTTGCGTCTTTTGCAAGAGTTGCTGTATTAACACATTCTGCTGATGACATAAACGAAAATCCAGAACGTCTTATTTTCAAATATATCATCCCAAAGCATCTTATATCAGCTTTACAAGCCTCCCAAAAAATAAAGAATATTCTATTAGCCTCACGGTAGTCTGGATATCCAACGTCAATACTAGACCACTGTAAATACATCCAATGGCTCCCGGTGATAAAAGTTGGCTCTCCGTTCTTCATGAACCAAAAGCCTTCCTCTCTATAATCAAACTGCTTTTCTATGTAGTCAACCCATCTATTCTTGAATACAGATGGCATCTCGTTCCACTTGAATATAGACGTAATCTTAGATAAGTCTTTTGGCATTTCAGTACGCTCCCAATATTGCTCACCTTTAGTATCACTACGTTTATGTATGTTCTTTGGAGCTAATGGAAGAGCTATTTTCAATCCAGATATTTCAATGATATCACCGATTTGACCTGTCTTAGATATAATAACCACATCATACTTCTCATTATATCCATATTGCCAAGTTCTTGAGACATTTTTATTTGTCTTAACTGACTTAGGTATATAATCTTCAAGTTTGATGTATAGCATATTATTTAGACCTTCTTTCTGCGAATCCTTGTTTGCTTTGCGCTAATGGATTATCTAATTTGCTAGACTCCTCTAGAGCCTCGCTTTCTGTATCTATTCTATTGAGTATTTCGAAAGCATCAAATATAGCTAATTTCTTAGTTGCGGCTGCGTTCTTTAATCGGTCAGCAGCCAATTCATCATCAGGATCTGGCTTTATTATCTCCTCTTTTGCAACTTTTATCAATTGCTCTACTGCTTGCCTTCCTGCCTCAATAATCCTCTTCTTTATATCGTTAGAGTTTCTCATGGTCAAAATTTAAAAATACAACTTGAATCAACCTAGCGTCTTTCCCCTCTCCAAAATTCTCATACAGATTTCTAGAGTGAGGAAACCTAGAATCAAAACAAAACATCCTATTATACTTAGATTTTACAATCATAGATGGATTACCATCATCATCATATATAGTAGTTCCATCATCTTCTGGAGAATTTTTATTTAGATAAAGTATGCATGTGAAATCACCCATCTCCTCATCTGTATGCACAAAATTAGGCTCTTCTTGCATGTATGGAGACCTCCTTATTATATTCAAAGAGACATAGCATTGAGGAAATAAATTAGATAAGAATTTACAAAATAAATCATTGTTAGATCTTATCTGTATATTCTTAAATGTTTTATCTCCATCATCAAATTCATAAAACTCTTCTTGATATATTTTATCTACATATCTATCTATATTAGGCAATATGTTATCCATTAATATCAATGACATAGCTTAATAGTTATATTGTGGTCAAACATACGATAAAGCTTCTCTCCATCGACATCAAATTCATATTCTGATTCCGGTTCAAAACAAACTTCATCACCATTATTTATACCCTTACTCATGAGATACTCATTAGCATATTTCATTATACCCATCAAAGGCTCTTCCTTAAATGGCTTCATAATATATGAATCTTTTGCATCAATAGGCTTCACGAAACAATACCTATCATGAGGAATCCATTCTGTCCCATTATGGAACATATAGAACTGATCAGGCTCTATAAAAAATAAATCTTCTTTAAAAAAACTTTTACCGCTCTTCCTACGACCTTTCATGTCGTTGTAGAACTTGAATACATTATGGTGAACTAAAAGCGTATCACCAACTTTTATATTGCCTTTATAATCTAAGGGAAGTTCGACTACTTCAGCATATCTATTTGAGAACTTGTGGTCTTCTTCAGACGTATTTATTATTAACTCAATTCCACCTATCTCTTTAGTATTGCTATACCGACTCCCCTTCATAGGTTTTGCTATGAAGTAATATGGAGATTTCATTAAAAATTTATATTATATTCGATTGTAATTGGTACTGTAGATGTAAACTCTTTCCAAAGCACAACCTCTTCTTTGTCATTTATAATATATATCTTGAGAGATTGCCTTTGGTCATCGTATTTGATAAGATGTATCTTATTGGTTTCACCCAAAACGCTCTGCCCTAATATATAGTGCATTGAACCACTTTTGTAGTCTAAACCAATTGATACTTTTCTTATATGCATATTAACTACCTATTTTCCACAAGCCAATTTCAGCAGAAGGTACATCTGACCACCCACCTAAATTCTCATGGATATACAAACCACCAGCATCAACTCCAGAGCTATCACGCATAATTTGGAACTTTAAAGTAGTACCAGCGGTAGTAATATTTAATGGGATTGTTATCTCATATGGAGTAAATGTATCTGTCTTATCTACATCAAATCCTATTGTAGAACCGGCTTGAACATCATTAATCAATGAGCGAAACAATATAATGGCAGAACCACCAGAAGAACCTTTACGCTCAACATTCCCATAAGCATTCAATAGGTACAATCCCGGTTGATTGAATGTAACTGTACCAGCCGCATCAATCATTACTGGATCTGAAGACGTATATTGAGCCGCACCAAATGAAACTTGTAAAGCAGAATCCAACCCAGATGGGACCTGATTGACTGTAGAGACCCCATTTAAAACTTGAGTCACTCCAAAAGTTTCAAACATAAGCGACTTGATATCGCTAAGTAAATAGTTTTTGGTAGCGTTATCAGAAGATACTTCAGTCCCTATGACTTTATCTGCTAATGATGGATTACCATCGGTTTCGTATGTGCTAATCTTTGCCATTTTCTTTTTTTGTTACTTCTCCAGTTTGCATGTTTATAATAGCATCCTTGCCATATTTGTCTATCAACAATCTCTCGTGATTTGCAAAATCAGAACGTAATTGCTCCATAGACCTTAGCAAAGATTCTTTTTGGATTTCCGCATCAGCAATTGCCATCTTCATTTTTGAATAATCCGAATTCATTTGCTGAATAAGATCCAACTCTTCGTTTGTTAATTTAGTATGTGTTTCCATTTGATTAGATTTATATATACAAATATATGATTTATAATTTTATTTTGATTGACTACAATATTTTACGTGTCTGCGCTACAGTTCTAACTTGCTCTTTACCACCCTCGAATAAACGTTCTGGTTTTATCGTTAGTATTCTGCCTCCTAATTTTTTAGGAGGAGCTCCTCTTTCTACATGCCATCCTCCTTTACCCTCATTATACTCTTCTTTATATGTAGATGTCCTTACCATTGTAATGTCTTTTAAATTAACTTTATTCTGAGAATTCAACCTTTCTACAGTGTAAGTAATTTCCATATCTTCATGAACGTGACCCATCCATATCATGTCGGCATTCTCTACCATAGTTGACATTCTGTTAAAGTTTATACTGCCTCGTGTCACTGGACCACCGCCTCCTGATCCATGAAAATATTTTATACGATATATACATTTAGAAGAGTTTTTAGGTCGGCTAAATCTATAAATTACCCATCCTCCATAACCTCCTAACTGAATGTTGACACCTTCATTTTGGTTCAATCCATTCACGATGAATTTCAATACGTCTATTTCTAAATGTTTTATTATAGCCGTTTCGTGATTACCATAACCAATCAAATCAATTAAATGTGCGTAAGGCTTAAAAAACTCTATAGCTCCTTCGCATATAGAGTTCCAGTGATCGTCACGAGCAAATTCTTTTCGTAATGTTTCTTTTGTCCCCCTACGGTCGTTTTTGCCCGTCATCCCACATATCGTATCCCCATTGATTAGAATACGCATGTTGCTTTCTAAAGCCATATCTAAATGGTCTTTTAATAATTTACGATTACATTTGGGATTATCCCAGTGTATATCCGATAATAGTAATATTTCTATCGCATTAAACGTATGATCAAAAATATGGATGTTAGTAGACATAGGAGGTAGACCCAAATAGGGATTTTATATTTTATAATTACTTTAGGTGGCAGTTGCTTAGTAATTGTCAAATAAGTCGTATCGGGTTTCTGCCTAATTATAGTTTTGATTATATCGTGTTCTCTTATTATCCTGACTTGAACACTGCCAGTATCAATTGTAATTGTATCAATTACATTAGTTGTATCAACTCTGTAATATTTTAATGTGTCATGGACAACAAATGTATCCAACACAATAACACTTGCACAATAAGTTGTATCTTTTTTGCAAGCTTGTTTATGATGCCATTCTGCTGAACAGCTAGAGAAAAGAAATATTAACGCCCCTGCCCAAAATATGTTAAATTGATATTTCAAAATATTTCTTATATAAAGCACTTGCTAAATCGGGCGTTGTAGCCCAACCAATTATCTTTTTTTTGCCATCAACCCTAGCTCTAACGTAATAAGGATTTTTTTTATTTGTTGAGTCAAAATAAACACACGGAGGTAAACTTCTGTTTATAGACACATCTTTATTTAAAGCATTTTCCCTAGTTGTAACTAGTCTTAAATTTTCTATCCTGTCATCCGATGGATTACGGTTTATATGATCAATTTCTTTATTAGCAAACCCATTAAATATTGCATATACGACACGACTTCTCGCAAATGTCTTATTATAGCATCTTACAAAGTGTCTTTTATTTTTTGGATTATAATGCCCTGCCTCTTCCCCGATTACGCATTTATCGGCTATTTTTTTCTTCCAGTATAATTTACCATTGTCATATGAAAATATTTCGTTAAAATCAATATCTATCATCTTCCTTGTTTATTATACGGTTTAGAGGAC